AACTGATAAGGGTATAAATCTTTATAAGAAAAATGAATATGGTGGAAATCAAGTCATCATTGCATCAGACCGTTTAATTTTCAATGCACGTAAACAAGAATTACTTGCTTTTTCAAAAGAAGGTATAGGTCTTTCTTCTGAAAAAGCAATTTCTATTGATGGTAAACAAGTTGTTGAAATGGAATCTGCAAGAATTAACTTGGGTATAAATGCGTTGTCACCTGCATTATTAGGTGATAGAAGCATGGATTGGTTGAATGATTTGTGTAATATATTGATAAAAACATTAAACTCAATTTCTGGTTTAACTGTTCCAACTGGAGTTGGGCCGTCTGGGATTCCAATAAATGTTGCAGAATTTATTTCAAGACGGTCTGAAATATCTTTATTACAACAAAAAATAGAGAAGTTACAATCACGTCTTGTGTTTCTGAATGAAAACTCATCAGGCCCAAGTGCGGATGCAAAGAGTAGTGCCGATGAAAGAACTAATAATGATGAGCTCCGTAAAGAAGGTGAAGTTCCACCAAGAACACAAAATTCTCCAAACGAGACTGCATTCTCTCCTAGAATACCACAAACTCAAAATTCTATTTACAATTATTTATTGATTGACCCATCTGGAAAATGGGTATATGGTTCCCGTTCAAATGATTCAATTACATGGAAATTTGATAAAGCATGGTCAAATTATATTAATACTGGTGTATTTGATGATTCTGAAATAATAGAGTATAGAATAAATTTTTTAAATGGGGACTAATGTAATCATATTATGCCAATAATAGTAACTGATATAGAAAACGAAAATCCTATTGTCACACAACAGGAACAAAAAAAACTTATCGAATATGTTCCAACAGATGATAATTCCGAATTGGTTATAAATGACATTCGGAATGCGCAATTTGATATTTACAATGATATAACATTCGTATCGGGAAGCTCAGGTACATCAGGAACTTCGGGAACATCGGGAACGTCGGGTACATCGGGAACGTCGGGTACATCGGGAACGTCGGGTACATCAGGTACATCTGCAACTTCGGGTGGTAAAAAAAATCCTGCTAAAAGGAAAAAAAATAAACAACCTAAGTCCGTTCCAATACCATCACCAAAACCAACACCACAATTAACACCGCAATCATTAAAAGAAATTGAAAAAATACCACTAACACCTTCACAAAAAACATTAATAGAAAAGGCAAGAACTATACCAGAGATTCCAGATTATATTAAAACCTTATTACCCGTTATTGTTACAGACCCATATAACATAAATACACCAGGTCGTCTTGCTCATTTTTTTGGACAAATAGCAACTGAAACTCGATGGAATTCAAGAACCGAAGCTACGGGTTATACTGAAACAGGATTGCGCAATGCTCTAAAAGGATACGTGGATAAAAAAGGGAGATATCATCCACCGTATTGGCCAGGAAGATTAACCGATTCTGAGATTACAACATTGTCTTCTAACACAGGAACTATAAAGCCAAATCAAATTGGAGGATGGCCAGATATTGTTTATGGTGCAAGAAAAGAAGGTAGTAGACAGGGTAATAAATTTGGAACACTGGATGGGTATAATTACAGAGGACATGGATTGATTCAGATTACATTCAAAGACCCAATATATTCTCTTTTAATGAGACTTTATCCAGACGAGGGATTTGATAAAAATACAGAAAAAATTAGCACTGACCCAAAATGGGCCTTAATTTCTTCACTTGCATGGTGGCGAAATGCTGGGTCTAAGGTTTTGAGAGATGAAGTAAACGACGCGGTAATTACAGAAATAAGTACCCGTGTAAATGGAGGAACTCCAGCAAATCATCTGGAAGGTAGAATATCTTCAACAAAAAAATATTATAATATACTAAAATAGGTGAAGGACTATGGACACATCAAAATTTCTAAAACAAATTCGTTCTATAATTCGTGAAGAAATAGAATATGCACTTGACAAGAAGCTTACCGAAAACCATAAGAAAGATGACCGTAAGGTTCTATCTCATGGTATGAATCTTGTAAAGGAAGCAAACAAAGTTGCAAAGAAAACACCACCTCCATCAAAAACAGGAATGACGAGCATACAAGCTCTTCTTGATGAAACTCGACGTTCTATGGAACAAAGTTTAATGATGGAAGGTGACGATATGGAAATGAGATTTACAACGGATTCATTGAATGCGTTCTCAAATCATATCGATGCAACACCTGCTGGCATCGACCCATCACAGGTTGCTCCTGAAGTTGCAGAGGCACTCACAAGAGATTATTCAGCTCTCATGGCAAAAATAAATGAGAAAAAAGGGAGATAATAATTGGCAACTTATAGAAGAAAAACTAGGATTCCATTAAGTGAAAAATTTGTAGATACCAAACTTTCAAAACCGATTGGTGTCACTATACCATTTAATAATCCAAACGGAATATTCTTTCAAAGTTTCACAAATAGAACACAAGTTTATTCTAACTTGAAAAACTTACTTCTAACTGCAAAGGGTGAACGATATATGTTACCCGAATTCGGAACAGAAATCAGGTTCATTCTGTTTGAAAATATAAGTAGTGAAGAAGAATTCCAAGAAAGAATAAAAGGCGATATAACAGAGGCAATATCAACTTGGATGCCATATCTAATAATACAGGATTTGGAAGTCAATATTAATATGTCAGAAGATGGTAGAGTGGACGACCCAACTCATGCAGTTGGTATAACTTTAAATGTCAGAATATCTGGAACAAACATATATTTGCCAATTCAGATATTTATATCAGACACAGGTACATTGACCATTCAAGAGGCGATTTATAATGGCTGATTTAGTAAAGAAAGATATACGTTATTTATCGAGAGATTTTGCTTCATTAAAGCAGAATCTTATCGATTTTTCAAAAAATTATTTTCCAAATACATACCAAGATTTTAATGAAACATCTCCTGGTATGATGTTTTTGGAAATGGCCGCATATGTTGGGGATGTACTTTCATACTACACGGACGTTACTCTACAAGAGTCTCTGATACTCCAATCTTCTGAAAAGCAGAATATTCTTAATATCGCACAATCTCTTGGATATAAACCAAAGACAAACATCGCATCGAGCGTAAAATTAGATGTATTTCAAATAGTACCTGCGATAAGTGTTGGTGGTAATATTGTTCCTGATTATTCATATGCGTTTGCAATAGAACCTGGTATGGTTATCGGTGCAGACATAAACAACACAACTGCTAGATTCAGAACAACTGATTATTTGGATTTTAAATTTAGTAGTTCATTCGACCCTACCGAAGTCACTCCATACGAGATAGATGACATTACAAATGAAGTAACATTTTGGTTGCTTAAAAAATCTGTAAATGCTGTCTCTGGTGTAATAAACACAAAAACATATACATTTGGTGACCCAAAACCATATGATAAAATCACATTAGAAGATTCAACTATAATTGAAATTTTATATGGTATTGATTCCGATGGAAACAAATGGTATCATGTTCCTTACTTGGCACAAGATACTATCTTTGAACCAACTCCAAATATTTCAAGAAACGATAGACAACTCAGCAACCACAGAACTGAAACACCTTACTTGTTGAAATTGCGTAAGATTTCAAGAAGATTTATTTCAAGACAAACTGGCGAAGGTGTGATTGAAATGCAATTTGGTGCTGGTGTATCTGATTTGGATGACGAGTTATTGATACCAAATCCAGATTTAGTTGGAAATTCTTTAACAGGAATCGATTCTCCAACTTCTGTTGATATTGACCCGTCTAACTTCTTATACACAAAAACATATGGACTTGCACCAAACAATACAGATATTACACTATACTATACAACTGGTGGTGGTGTTGCCGATAACGTCCCAAGTGACACAATTACTCGTGTAATATCAAGAACATTGTTAATCGATGAGACTGGTTTAGATACTACACTTTATAATCAATGTATTGCAAGTTTAGCAGTAACAAACCCAGAACCAGCAACAGGTGGTAAAGCCGGTGAAGATATAAATGAGATTCGTCAAAATGCTCTTGCTTATTTTGCTTCACAAAATCGTGCGGTAACAAAAGAAGATTATATCATACGAGCATACAGTTTACCACAAAGATATGGTTCTATTGCAAAGGCATACATTACAAAAGATACACAATTAACTGCTGAATCTGTTTTTAATAGTGATAGAATACCAAACGACTTGGCACTGAATTTCTATGTTTTAGGATATGATAACAATAACAAGTTGACAACAATTAATGACGCAACAAAAGAAAACGTAAAGACATACTTAAATTATCATAGAATGTTGACAGATGCGATTAACATTAAAGATGCATATATAATCAACATAGGTATTGATTTTGACATTATAACAATGCCAGACCAAAATGGTAATCAAGTTATTCTTCGTTGTATCGATAGACTGAAAAAATACTTTGATATTAAGAACTGGCAAATAAATCAACCTATTGTTATTAGTAATATCTACACTGAACTTGATAAAGTTGAAGGTGTACAAACTGTTGTATCTGTTAAATTTAAGAATCTATATGATACAACACTTGGCTATTCAAAACACGTCTATAACATAGAACAGGCAACAAAGGATGGTATTATATTCACATCCCATGACACATCAATTTTTGAAATCAAATATCCTGATAATGACATTATCGGTAGAGTGAGGGCATTTGGATGATATACACCCTATATGCACAGAGAGATACAACTATCTATGAAAGAACGGAGTCAATGAACACTGGTGTTGATTCTGTTCTTGAATTAAAACACGAATTGGTCGGTACATCTTCTCGTTATAACAGTCGAATACTTCTGAAGTTTGATACATCAGAACTTCAAAGTAAAATTAATTCTGGAAAAATACCACTCAATACCGCAAAGTATTATCTATCTCTTCGTTCTGCGGAAGTACGTGAAATACCACAGGAATATAAGATATATGCTTATCCGTTAAGTTCATCTTGGACAAATGGAACTGGTAGATATTTCAATTCTCCTATAACCACAGATGGTGCATCTTGGAAATATAGAACTGCAAAATCTATTGGAACAGAATGGGACATTCCACCTACTATAAATCAATATGAATGGGATGCCCTATCACAAACTTGGGTTGATGCAAATATTCTTTTTGGTGTAAACTTATCTGCGAATGTAACATCATCTTACTTTACAAAAGAAGGCGGTGGTACTTGGTGGAATTACGATAATCTTGAATGTACACAATCTTTTTCATTTGAATCATCCGATGTTTACATGGATGTTACTAACATTGTTAAAAAATGGGTAACTGGTTCTGGTCGATTTGAAAACGATGGTATGATACTGAAATTCAGTAATGATATTGAATCTTCATTACAAACACTAAATAGTTTGAAATTCTTTGGTACCGATAGTAATACGATATATGTACCACGTCTTCACGTCGTATGGGATGATTCATCATTCTCAACTGGAAGTTTAACACAAGTTAACCCAGAGAATATAATTCTGAATGTAAAATTGAAGAAATCTTATGCAGAAGATGAAAAGGCAAAGATAAGAATTCATGCCAATACTAGATACCCTCAGAAATATTACACTACACAGTCATATTATACTCAAACATATTATCTTCCATCTTCATCTTATTATGAAGTAAGGGATGCACACACTGATGAAATAATATTACCATTCAATACAACGGGTTCAAAGATAAGTTGTGACACTAATGGTAACTATTTTAATTTGTGGATGGATTCATTCCAACCTGAACGATTTTATCGTATCGTAATAAAGACGGAAACAGATGGTGGTGATAATGTACAAATCTTCGATAACAACTATTACTTCAAGGTTTCAAGATGATTACCATCGAAGAGTTTCTTTATTTGGAGAATGTGAAAGAAAGTCAATCTCGTCTTTTAATAAAAGAATACAATGGATTGACATTCATAACACCAGACCAGTTTAGAAAATTTTTTGTTGATAACAACATAAAATTAGAATTAAATCCACCCGAAACAAAAACTGACAAACAAATGTTGTTGGACAGGTTTAAAAGTTTCAAATCATCAAACGATTATGCCTTTGTAAAAAAATATATACAGGAACAAGTTACCTTAAAAAAGGAAATCGAAAGAATACAAAAAGACCCAAACGCACAAATAACTGAGATAACAAACCTTTTGAATGGTATAACAAATGAACCAGTTGACCCATTTTTTAATTTTGTTATTAGAAAAATTTTAACTGGTTCTGATACTGGAGTTTTACCATCAGAGGATTTGCAAAATATACTCTCAAATCTTATAAAAGAACAATCAAAAGAAAGTTATGACGAAGTTTCAGATGTTGAAAGAGATGAGTTTGGTAGATTAATTGATTACGAAAATCTGTATAAGAATAAAGGTAGAATTCGAGTTCCTGTGTTGGATGAACGATTTATAATAAGAGATTTCAGATATATTGTAGATACCTCATTTAATAGTCTAACCGATGCAGTTTCATCGGAGGCAAATGTTCTTGCAAAAACAAATGATGCTTTAACAACTGATATTGCTGCTGGTAATGATGAGGCAACTAAAAACTTTTTAAGTAATTTGAATAACTTGATAA